TTATTCAAAAATAGTTATCAATGGTATCAATTGGGTTACCGATTTAGTTACCAATAATCATCAATTTTCTCTTTAATACCAATCAATAGTTACCGATGTTAGTGATTACCTCTATTCTTTTATATATATAAATAAATAAATATATATATATATATATAGAGAGAGAGAGTTTTCAACCAATCACTAACATTGATAACCATTTGGAGATTTACATTGGTATTAAATAAAAAACTAAAGTATTGATTGATAATAAATGATAATCAAAACAATAACAATTTGGAGATTTATATTGGTATTAAAGAAAAAAATGGATAATTGTTGATAACTGATATATATAATGGAGGTTATATATGAAATATAGTGTTGGAAATTATTTTGCAGATACAAAAGTGTTTGGAAAGTTTAGATATTTTAAAGAGTTATATGAGGATTATGTGAAGTATTGTAATAAGAAATCTTATCCTGTGGTTGGTAGTGATGAGTTTATTGATAGCATTAAAGAGTATGGGATTGTTGGAGAAGTAATAGGAGGAGAGTTAGTTTTGGTATATCTAGCTGAATATAATAGAGGTATCGATAAGAATGTGAATCAACCCAACCACTATATGATTGGAGATACAGGACTTGAATGTAAAGATTTTATATCTGCTTGGGTTGGAAAAGGATATTATAGTGTTTTCTGTTTCTGTAACATAATGAAATATCTAGTAAGAGCAGAAAAGAAAAACAAATTGGAAGACTACAAAAAAGCACTTAAATATTTGGATATGATTATTGAGTCAGGAGCAGACACAATTGTATTAGATATAGCGGATATAGGAATAGAAGTAGGAACAAAAGAATATACTGGTGTTTATTGGAATGCAATTATTGCTGAAATAACTAAAGGATTAAGTGCTAGACAAGCATTATCATTGGATAGTGTATTTAGAGCATTAGCTGATGAGAATTATCATTTATGTAGGATTAGACTTGCTGATTTCATTGATATATATAAGGACACTATGGTTTGTAGACCACCTGTACCTGCTAAATAGATTGGAGAGATTGGAAATGAATAAATTAATATTAAGTTTTATAAATCAATTTATGATAGAACATCAAGACGAAATAATTGAAGTAATAATCAACCCCGATGGAGAGTTATCTAAACAATGGATAGAACAAGGTAATTCTGTTAAAGAGTATTTAGGACAAGAAAATAATAGCTTAAAGGATTAAAACGTTAAATTGAGCTATGCTATGACTTTTAAATGGGTGTGTGTGAATAATAGGAGGTACGAATATGAAAGTTGAATTTGATTTTAAAAGAGCAGAGAAATTGATATTAGAGCATAAAGTTGATGAGATGAGTGTAAGTGAATATAATCATTTAAAAACATATAGTAATAAGTTTGAGGATTATCACTTTGTTAAAAAAAGACCAGCCATTGAAAAATACAGTTGGATAGATAATAGATAGATTAATAGGTACTATAAACATTATGGAGGATATAAAGATGATTAAGTATATTATAGATGTACAAACAAAAGATAGAAGTTTTAAGGCTTATTTATATAGAAAAGATTATTTAACAGAGGACGAAGTGGAAGAAGAAAAGATAAGATTTTGTAAGGAACTTAGAGAGAGTTATAACAAGGCTAATAGTAGTATAGAGATTTTGGAGGCTGGAATTAAGGTGGTGGAGTAAATGGCTATCTTATTGATATTATCTGTGTTGTATGTATTGAGTTTAGCATTAAAAGCTGAGTGTGAAAGATATGAGTGTGAAAAAGCTGAGGAGGATATAAGAATGAATAGATGTGATTTGAATAAATGTGACTTTAAAAAACCTGAGAATTTTACTGATATTTTAGAATTACAAAAAGAATTAGATAAAAAGATAATCAATTATAGACCTAGAAAATTAAAAGATATTAAGAAGAGTTTGATAGCTGAGTGTATAGAGTTTGACGAAGAAACGATTGATAGTCATAAAACTTGGAAAACTAATAAAAGATATAAAGAAAAAGAACTTGAAGAACTAACTGACATATGGTTTTTTGTAGCACAACTCATAAATTATGCTTATGATATTGGAGATGTGACTATAACAGAAGTGAGAAATTTAGATGTATTCTTTAAAACAGAGGATTATAGTTATTTTGGAGATACAGATGTCTTAACTATTATAAATGATGTAAGAACACCTAGATTTACTTATGAGTTTTTAAGAGAGTTGGTGCGTGACTTAAAGTGTTTGAGTCTGAATTATGGTTATAAACACAATGATATATTAGATTGCTATTGGAATAAATGGAACAAAAATATTGATAGAATTAATGGTGAGTGGAACTAAGGAGGATATGATGGAACAAAAGACAGTGTTTAAAAAAATGGAAGACATATTATATGCTTATCCTAAATATCAACATAGAATGAGAGAAGAACAAAAACATTTAACTAATATAGAGTTAGAGAAGTCTTATAGATTGAAAGAACTCAACAATCAAAATAGTTTTGAGTATAAGAGTGAGTTGGAAAAGTTGGAAGAAACAAGAGATAGAATATATCATAATATTCAAAGATATGAAGAAATTTTATTCAGAATAGATGAGGCACTAGATATGGTAAAAGGACACAAGTATTATGATTTTATTCCTATGAAATATTTTAATAAGATGACTTATGAAGCAATCGCAGAGAAGTTTGACATTAATGTGAGTAGTGTATACAAAGCTAAGAATAAAGTGTTAGGCTCATTAGAGATACATTTTTTAGCACAAAAGTTGATTTGTTATTGACAAAATACAAAAAAGGAGAAAACTGGGAGAAAACAGGGATATTGTAGGGAGAATTTTTATGTGGTACTATAGTATCATAGGAAGTTTGTAAAATTCTACTGAGTGCATTTTTTACTTTTCTCTTTGTTTAATTATATCCCTTTAAAGAAGTTGTTGAGGGCAACTATAAAACCCTCTTTTTTATTTACTATGGATTGACAAGGAGATGATAGGTATGTTGATGACAACGTGTGCTAGATGTGGAAAAAAGAAACCTGCTAATACTAAGTGTGAATGTAGTAAAGATAGACATAGATTATACGATAGAGAGTGTAGAGATAAAGACAGTGCAGAGTTTTATAACAGTAAACAGTGGAAGTCTTTGAGAAGTATTTGTAAAGCTAAAGCCAAAGGATTAGATATATATGAGTTGATGGTTAATGGTAAGTATGTTGTAGGTACTCTATCACATCACATTGAAGAACTGAAAGACAATAAAGCAAGAGCATTAGATATTAATAATTTGATATGGATAAGTGAAAAGACTCACAATTATATCCACGCTCAATACGATAAGAGTAAAAAAGATAAAACAGATATGCAAAAGAAGTTGTTTGATATACTAAATAAATATTACAACAACGAAAGTATCGTATTTAGTTTAATAGCGGGGGGTATTGATTAAAGTTTTTACATTATGTTCCAATACCGCAACCTTTCTAAATCGTAGAGAAATTGCCAAATATGAGGATTTATGGGTTAATATGTAAAGGGTTTTTACTTGACAAGGAGGTGTAGACAATGGGTAGACCTAGAAAAGTTATAGATATAAGTTCAGGAAAAATAGGAAAAGAAAATATAAAGAATAGACAAGAGGCAGAGAAGAAATTAAAAGCTGAGAGAAATGATTTAGTTGCACCTGATTGGCTTAGTGATAATGCTAAGATTGAATTTGAAAGAGTTGTCAGTGAATGTGATAAAATAAACATTTTAGATAATTTAGATTTAGGAGTTTTGGCTATCTATTGTAATGCCTATGATGGTTATGTTGAAACAACTAAAAAACTTGAAGTTGAGGGATTAGTTAAAAAGAAAATGACTAAGACTGGAGAAATTGAATTTATTAATCCACTTGTAAACGTGCAAGAGAAATATGTTAAATACATTATGCAATCATCATCTAAATTAGGTTTAGCAACGACTGATAGATTAAAATTAGTTGTCCCTGTTAAAGAAGAAAAACCTGAAAATAAATTTATCACAATGCTAAAGGAAAGACAAGCATAATTTATGGTTAAGGATAGAACGACTGCTTATGCTAAGTTAGTTGTAAGTGGTAAGAAAATAACAGGGAGAAAAGAGTATTTAGCTTGTAAAAGACACCTTGAAGACCTTAAAAATAAGAAATTTGAATATAAATTTGATGTTGAAGACGCAGAGTTTGCTATTGATTTTGCCAATAGTTTAACAATGAAAGATGGTAAACAATTAAAGACAAGGGGTTTTCAAGAGTTCATTATAGGAAGTTTGCACGGGTGGAAGAAGAAAAAGACAGGTGATAGGCGTTTTAGAGAGGCTTATTTACAGGTTGGTAGAAGAAATGGAAAAAGTTTTTTAAGTGGGATTGAAAGTACACTGTTTAGTACGATGATTGGTGTTAAAGAACGTATATTTTGTGCGGCGACTAAACAAGACCAAGCTAACATCGTATGGGACGAAGTAAGGAATTTCATTGAAAGTGATAAAGAGTTGACTGAATTATACATTGTTAAAGAGCACGATAGAACGATTAAGAGTTCAGTTACAGGTAGTGTTATAAAAGCATTATCTAAAGATACAAAAGGAATGGACGGGTTTGGTAATGTACTTGCTGTGTGTGACGAGTTACACGCTCACCCAAACAACCAAATATATAAATTGCTATTTGACGGACAAGCTGATGTTGATAATGCTTTAACTTTGGCTATAACAACTGCTGGATTTAATTTGAATAGCTTTTGCTACGAGCATTATAAATTTTGTGAAAAGATTTTAGAGGGTGTTATTGAAAAAGACACTCTTTTTATTTTTATCTGTGAAATGGATGCCGATGATGATATATGGGATTGGAAAAACTGGTTAAAATCTAACCCATATTTTTTATATGAAGAAGACGGAATAACACCGAATAAAAAGAAAATAGATTTATTCAAGCAAAAAGCGATTGACGCTAAAGAAAAAGGTGGTGCTGAGTTAGTAAATTTCCTAACAAAACAATTAAATCGTTGGGTTACAACAGGCTCAGGACAATATATAAATCTTGAGAAACTAAAAGAATGTGAAAGCGATTTGACACTTGAGGATATGAAAGGGAAAGACTGTTATTTAGGTTTTGATTTATCTAAAGGTGGGGATTTAACAAGTATTGCTTTAGTTTTTCCACTTGAAAATGAAAAGATTTATGTGTATAGCCATTCTTTTATGCCTGAGTTGAGGTTAGAAGAACACAAAAAAACTGATGATGTGCCATATCAAATATGGGTTAAAAAAGGTTTGTTGACTTTGACTACTGGTGCTTTTGGAATGAAAACAGATTACAAGTATATTATATCTCATTTAAAAGAGATTATTGATAAATATGAATTGAATGTCCTTGAATGTGGATATGACGCTCATAATGCAGGAAGTTTTTTAGCTGATTTAGAGTTTTTAGGTTGTGATTTGACTGAGGTTAAACAATCAGCTAAGTCTTTAAATGACGCAACTGTTGATTTTGCTTTATCTGTTGAGGCATTACAAGTTATGTATGATAAGAAAAATGAATTATTAAGGTGGAGTTTAGCTAATGCGACAACTACATCTAATAGCTTTGGTGAGAAAAAGATTGATAAACAATCACAAAAAAACAGAATTGACCCAGTGGACGCTGTGTTGGACGCTTGGAAAATAATGTTATTGAATAAAGAAGAAATTATGAATAATGACGAATTGGTTGACAATTGGTTGAAAGTATTTACGAAAGGAGGGTAGATGAAAAACATATTCAAGAAAATTTTTAATAAGAGTGAGAACACAACACCAATAAACACAATGAATTTCAAGGAATTTTTTGGAATAAATGTAAATGACGACTTATCTGAGATTACATACTACACCTGCTTGAAAGTTTTGAGTGAAAGTGTTGGTAAATTGTCAATTCACTTGAAAGATAGCAAAAATAACAGGATAGTAGACCACGAGGCATTGCAAAAGTTAAAGTTTGCTCCTAACCCATTTATGACATCTACACCAATGATGACACTATTGGAAACGTGGAGAAATCATCACGGAAATGCTTATGCTTATTTATCCTATGATAATCGAGGTAAATTAGTTGGTATATATCCTATGCACCCTCAAAATGTAAGAGTATTGATTGATAACGCTAAATTATTTAGTGGAGAAGAAAAATTATATTACGAATATACTCACAATGGAAAACAGTATGTATTTGACAGTAAAAATGTATTGCATTTAAAAGGTGGACTAAGTAAAGACGGAATAGTTGGAGTGAGTGTTAGAGAAACATTAGCAACTACATTGACAGGAGTAAAGGCAAGTCAAAAATACCTGAATAATCTCTATGAACGTGGCTTAACAGCTAAAGCGGTTTTGAAATACACTGGGGATTTAAGTAAGGAAAATCAAAAGAAAATGCTGGACGCTATGCAAGAGTTTATAAATAGTAATTCCAATCCGACTGGTATATTTCCATTGCCTTTAGGAATGGATTTAGTGCCTCTTGATTTAAAACTTAGTGACACTCAATTCTTTGAGTTAAAGAAGTACACTGCATTACAGATAGCAGGTGCTTTTGGAGTAAAACCCAATCATCTTAATGACTATGATAAATCAAGTTACTCTAATTCAGAAATGCAAAATTTAAGTTTTTATGTTGATACTCTACTTTATATTTTGAGTTTATATGAGGAGGAGTTTAACTTAAAACTCTTAACTGAAAAAGAGAGATTGAGTGGATTACATTTTGAGTTTAACGTTAGTAGCATTTTGAAAGGTGACTTGAAAACACAAGCTGAGTGTATTACTAAGTTTATTCAAAGTGGAGTTTACACAATAAATGAGGCTAGAAACCTTGTAGGATTACCACCAGTTGATGGTGGAGATGTGATAGTTATGAATGGTAGTTATGTACCTTTGGAAGACATAGGAATCGCATATAAAGACAAAAAAGGAGGTGGCGATAATGGATAAGAAGTGGTTAGAAATAAAGAATAAAGCAGATGTTACTGAAATTTATATCAATGGAGATATAGTTAGTGATAGTGATAATGATGGTTTTTATGAGTTTTTTGATTTAAACAACCCAAATGTATATCCACTAGATGTTGCAAATGCTTTAAAAGACGCAGGAGAAGTACACGTACATATCAATAGTTATGGTGGAGATGTATTTGCAGGATTGGCAATCTCAAATATGTTAAAAAATCATAAAGCTAAAACAGTTGCTTATGTTGACGGCTTATCGGCAAGTTCAGCCTCTATAATTGCTTTTGGTTGTAATGAAATAGTAATACCTAGTAATGCTTATTTAATGATACATAGAGTTAGTTGTGGATTGTTTGGTAATGCAGATGATTTTTTAAAACAAGTGGAAGTAATGGAAAAAATTGAAGAGGGTATCGTTGATACCTATATGGAAAAAGCTGTTGATGGTGTTACAAAAGAGCAGATATATGACTTAATGAAAGCTGAAACGTGGTTTACTGGTAAAGATTGTCTAAATTACTTTAATGTAAAAGTAGATGATAACGCTATCTATTTAAACAAAGTAGATACAAAACAAAAATACAATCATATCCCTGAATCTCTAACTAATAGTGTAAAAGATATGGAATTGGCTAGATTAGAAAAAATAAAAAAAGAGATAGAAATAGAGCTATCTATAGGAGGTTAAATTAATGAAAAAATCAATAGAAATGAAAAAAGAATTAGAAGTAATGAGAAATGAAATAAAAGCACTTAAAGATGAGGGTAAAATCGAAGACGCTCACGCAAAATTGACTGCATTTAAAGAATTAGAAAATAAAATTAAAGAAGTGGAAACTGAGGAGGCTTTAGAAGTTATGAATGAAAAAACACAAGTAAATGTTAAAAATGAAATGAACGCAAATAGATTATTTAATAGAGTTGTTTTAGGAAAACCTATAACAGATGAAGAAAGACAATTCTTAAATGCTGTAGGTACACCTGGGCAAGTTGAGGCAACTGATGGAAAAGGTGGATATTTAGTACCTGTGGAACAATTTAATCAAATAAAAGAGTTAAGAAGAAATAAAGTTGAATTAAAGACATTGTGTAACGTTCAACCTGTTAAATCTTTAAGTGGAAAACAACCAATTGAAAAAAATTCTAATGGTGAATTAATAGCATTTGATGAATTAAACGCTATAACTATGAGCGATATTGATTTCGGACAAATAGAATATAAAGTTAAAGACTATGGAGATATAATCCCTGTATCTAACACATTATTAGCTGACGAAAATGCAAATTTAACTGCTTACATTGGAAAAAGATTTGTTAAAAAAGCTGTAAATACTGAAAACAAAAAGATTATAGCTGAATTAAAAACTTTAACACCAAAAGCTGTTGCTGACTACACTGGAATAAATAAAGCATTAAACATAGATTTAGACCCTGCTATCTCAGAAAATGCTGTAATTATCACTAACCAAACAGGTTTTGATTTCTTAGATGGTTTAACAGATAAACAAAATAGACCATTACTTGAAGTAAATTTACAAAATACAACACAAAAAATCTTCAAAGGTAGAAAAATTGTGGTTGTAAGTGATGAATTATTACCAATGAATACAACTAAAGCACCTGTTTTTGTCGGAGATATGAGTGAATTTATCACATTCTTTGATAGAGAGGGGTTAGAATTAGCTGTATCAACTGAGGCAGGATTTACTAAAAACGCTACATTTATGAGAGCAATTGAAAGATTTGATATTGCTAAAGTTGATGATAAAGCTATGGTTTACTTAGAACTTGCTACAAAATAATAAGGAGTAATTGATATGGATAATTTTTTGACTTTAAATGAAGCTAAAAACTATCTAAGAATTGATTACGATGATGATGATTTGTGGTTGCAATCTTTATTGGTTGCAACTGTGGATTATCTCAAAGACGCTATAGATGACTTTGATATTAAAGTTGAAAAAGATAAGTTTAAAAGTAGGGCTAAAATAATTGCTTTGGTGTTGTTACAAGACTGGTATGACAATAGAGAACACGCTGAAAGTAAAGATTTAACCTATACTGTAAGAAGTATGATTACTCAATTACAGGTTGGTGGTAATTATGAATGATATAACGAAAAGACTAAGACATTTAGTTGAAGTTTATCAAATGAAAGTATTAGTAAATGATTTGGGAGAGAATGATACAATACCTGAATTGTTGAAACGTGCTTACTGTGAGATATTACCCCTTAATTCAATAGTCAAAAATGGAGAAGCAAATACCAAAAATAATCAACACCAATTCAAATTTACCTTTAGGAGAAAATCCATACAAGGTATTAAAAAGGATTGGTTTTTTTTATTTGAGGGTTTGAAGTACGAAGTTATCTATTTCAACAGAGATTTTAAAGATAATCAATTCATAGAAGTTTTTTGCGTTAGAACAGAGGAGTAATAATATGGAGGGTTTTACTGTAGATGAATTGGAGAAACTTGAAAAAGAAGTTTTAAGACTCGCTAAGAAATATCCAAAAGAAACTAAAAAATTTCTACAAAAACAAGGTAATAAATTAAAAAGTGTGGTTAAAAAGATTGCCAAAAGTAAAGTTAAATCTAAAAAAGGCAATTATATGAGAGGTTTTAAACGTGGTAAATACTACAAATATAATGGAGAAGACGATTGCATAAGAGTTTATAACTCAATGCCTCACGCTCATTTGATAGAAAAAGGACACATTATTAAAGATAAAACTGGTAAAGAACACGGATTTAAAAAAGGATATTTTGTCTTAGAACAAGGGCATAGAGATTACTACGATGAATTTGTAAAGTCAACAGATGATTTTGTAGATGAAGTTATTAAAAATGGAGGTTTTTAGTGATTAAACTGAGTGATATTTTGAAAGCTGTCAACTCTACACTAAATAATGCTTGTCCTGAGATTGAAATTGATAGTAAAGATTTATCTGAAAAATTTAATAGACCTAGTTTTAGAACTGAGTTGGACGGGTTAAAGACAAGTGCTTTTATGACTACTTATAAAGAGCGTCATTTTACAATTAGAATTTACTTTTTCAATAGTGTTGTAGGTAAAGGTAGATTAGAACGTTTAAAAATAAGTGAAGCAATAGAGGACGCTTTTTTAGGCTCATTAAAAGTTACAGATGATTTTATTATACCTGTCGATGACATTGATTTTGATGAAACAGATGACGGTGTATTAATTGCTAGTTTTGATAGCTTATCAATGGAAAAAATAGAAAATGATATTGATGAGTATATGATGGAAGAATTGGAATATCGTATTGATAAGAAATAGGAGGTTGTAAGATATGGGATTACCTAGCATTGAAATAATTTTTAAACAATTAGCGGTAACAGCTGTTAAGAGAAGCCAATTAGGTATAGTTGGACTTATAGTAAATGAAGTTGGTAAAAACTGGACTGTAAAAGAGTATAAATCAATTATTGATATTAAAGATGATGATTATACAGCCGAAGTATTACCACTTGTAAAAGATACTTTTGAATATACCCCAAACAAGGTATTTGTATTCAATAAAGGTGCTGGAACATTAGCAGATACTTTAAAATTAGTGGAACAAGAGAGAATTAACTGGGTTGGACTTGCTTATGATGGAGCAAGTGGAGATACAGCTACATTAGTAAGTTGGATTAAATCAGTGAGAAAAGCTGGTAAAACTTATAAAGCTGTGGTGTTTAAGGCTACAAAACCTGACAATAAAGGAATAGTAAATCTAATGAACGACAAGGTAACATTTGTTGACGCTAGAGGAGAAGTTGATGGGTGGCAATATGTACCTACTGTACTAGGAATGTTAGCAGGATTACCAATGACACGTTCAGCAACATCATTCCTTTGTGGAAATCTAAAAGAAGTTAGTATCTTTAATAAGATAAACGAAACAATAGATAAAGGTGGATTTTGCTTATATAAAGATGAGGGTGACATAAGAGTCGCTAGAGGTTGTACGTCTTTAGAAGAAATAACACAAGACGAAACAGAGGATATGAAAGACATCATTATAGTTGAAAGTATGGACTTAATGAGAGATGACATATACTCAACATTCAAAAAGTGGATTGGAAAATACAAAAACAAATATGACAATCAAGTATTATTCTTTACAGCTATAAATGCTTACTTTAAAGAACTTGAAAGAGAGGACATATTAGATAAAGAGTATGACAACTATTCACAAGTTGACGTTGAAGCACAAAGATTAGCGTGGTTAGGTGTGGGTAAAAAAGAAGTTGAAGACTACGATGATGAGAAAATCAAAAAACTAACATTTAAGAAAAAGGTGTTTATGAAAGCTAACATCAAAATATTAAATGCTGTTGAAGACTTTAAATTTACTATCAATATGTTTTAATAGGAGGTAAATAATGTTTAATAAGATGGATAAAAATAAAATAATCAGAGGTAGTTTTGGTGCTATATGGTTTAATGGAGAAGAAGTTGGCTCAGTTAAATCGTTTGAAGCTAAAGTTGCTTTAGATTATGAAGACGTTGACATAATGGGTGACTTAGGAAAGCATAAAAGATATATGGGTTATGCTGGAGAGGGTACAATGACACTGCATAAAATAGACAGTGCTATCGCAAAATTAATAGGGGACGCTATAAAAAGTGGTAATATGCCTGATTTCACTATTGTTGCTAAATTAGAAGACCCTAGTGCTGATGGTGCTGAAAGAGTGGAAATCACTGGAGTTACAATAAATGAAATGATGGCTATAAAGTTTGAAAACAAGGCTTTGAGAGAAGAAGAAGTACCATTTGCTTTTTCAGGCTATAGATTTATTGATTTAATATAAGGAGGATATAAAAATGGCTAAAAATATAACTTTAGAAATGTTACTTGCTAGAAAAGAACAATCAAATAATGATAAAATGAGAATTGCATACTTTAATTCAGAAGTTTTAGGTGGAACAATAGAAGTTGTAAAACTTAAAGCTAGAGATGTGTTGAAAGTAATGGATAATGCTGATGATAAATCTACTGATGGAGCATATAGAGCAAATTGTAAATTAATCTATAAACATTGTCCTTTACTACAAAAAAAGGAATTACAAGAGGCATATGAGGTTGCAGAGCCTTATGATGTGGTAACCCCTGTATTCGATGAGAATTTAGGAGAAATCAATAAACTTGCTACATTTATCTTAGGTTTATATGGACTTGCTGAAAATGAGGATATAGACGATATAAAAAACTAATATTAGAGGATACCGATATGGCATTCCTCTCTTTTTATATTCTAAGAGGGTTTAAGTTTGATTATCTGTTGAATCTATCTTACGAAGAAAAGTTATTTATGATAGCAACAATGGATTTGGAGATTGAAAGATTAAGTAAATCAGTATAAAAAAAAGAGGAGTGACTTACCACGTTCAGGCTCATCACTCAGGGTTTTATTATTAATAATATTATACACTATTTTTAAAGAAATGTCAAGCGAAAGGAGGGTATTTTATGTCTAAAACAGTTGGTGTAATTCTTAGTTTAAGAGATAAATTTACAAGTCCACTGAATAAAGTCAATCAAAAGTTGGGTACAACTAAAGATAAATTGAAACAGGCTAGTAAATCGGTTAAGAAGTTTACTAATGCAATAAAAGCAGGTATGAAATCCGTTGCTAAATGGACTGCAATAGGTTTTGGAGCATTGACAGCAGCGGTTGGAGTATTTCTCAAACAATCAATAGACGCTGCAAAAGATAAACTAAAAGCAGATAAACTGCTTGAAACAAATTTAATGAAACAAGCCAATGCAAGTAAAGAGCATATTAAAATGCTAAAAGATGAGGCTAGTGCTTTACAAGACGTTGGAGTGGTTGGAGATGACGTTGCTGTTGCTGGTGCAAGTAGATTAGCTGTATTTAAAATGAATGCAGAGCAAATTAAGAAGACAATGCCTATACTTGACGATATGATTGCTTACGATAAAGGTTTAAATGGAACACAGGAAGACGCCATTGCTATTGGAGAACTTTATGGAAAAGCAATCAATGGAAAAGTCAACGCTTTAAAGAAATATGGTGTTGTATTGACTGCAAATGAAGAAAAGTTATTCAAGGTTATGTCAACAGAACAAAGAATTGAATTTATAAATAAAAAATTAGAGAAATCTATAGGTGGAACAAATAAAGCACTTAGAGCAACAGATGAGGGTAAAATTGTTGCAATGAAAGGTGCTTGGGGTGATATGCAGGCTGAGTTAGGTAAGAAATTAATGCCTAAATTAGGTAATCTAGCTGAGTGGTTTCATAGTAAAATACCTGCTATTCAAGATTATATATTAAGTTTAGCTGATAAAGTTGAAGCTATGGTAATTAAAGCTGAACCTTATATAACAGAAGTTAAAGAGTTGTTAGGAAAGATGTTTGAAAAGATAAAACCTGCCTTAGATGAGGTTTGGGATATATTACAAAAAGCTGGAAGTTTTGCTATCGGTATTGCTAAAGATATAAAAGACAATTGGGATTGGATAGCACCTATTATAACTGGTGTTGCTGTTGCTTTTGGAGTATATAAAACTGCAATAATGTTGGCTAGTGCTAAAACTTTACTTTTCAATGGGGTTATGGTTGTAACTAATTTCCTTTTAACAGCTAATCCTATTGGACTTGTGGTAGTTGCTATTGGTGCATTGATAGGTGCTGTTGTTGCTATTTATAAAAATTGGGACAAATTTAAAGCTAAAGTAAAAGAATTATGGGCTAAGTTAGATAACAACCCGCTTGGAAAAGTGCTTAAACTTATAATTAAGTTTGGTAATCCTATTAGTTTGATGATTACTGCGTTCTTATTTTTTAAAGATGTAATTACTCAAAATTGGGATACAATTAAAGGTTTTGGAGAGTATATATGGAATGGTTTAGCTGGTGCATTTAATTATGTAAAAGATATTATATTGGGTATTTGTAGTATCGTTGGTGGTATTTTTACTGCTGTATGGGACGGAGTTATAACTGCATTAGATAAATTAAAAGCTGGTTTTAATAAAGTAACAGATTTTATAACTGGAGTATTCCAATCAGCTTGGGATAGCTTAATGAAAGCATTGGATATGGTTTTACACCCAATCGAAACAGCAAAAAAAGCCTTTGGCGGATTGATAGATAAGTTAAAATTTTGGAATAATACTAAGATAGAAGACAAGACTGTCAATATAAATGAGGTAAAAACTACTGACACTATAGGTGGAAGCAATAAGAGTGGAACAACATCAACTACAATTGCTAAAAACCCTCGTCACGCACTAGGTACTGCATACTTTAAAGGTGGAGTAACAGGAATAAATGAGGGTGGAAGAAATGAAACAGCTATACTACCAGCTGGAACACAAATTTTATCTCACGAACAAGGTAAAGCAATAAATAGAAATAGTAATAAATCAATAAATATAACAATCAACATTGATGGTAATTTTATTGGAGAAAAGGAACAAATGGAAAAATATGCGGAATATACAGCTAATAAAGTATTAGCAACGCTAGGAAATATGTAGGAGGATATGATTATGAAAATAATTTTTATCGGAGAGAATGAGGGGCAAATGGAAATTATAAATATTCCAGTGGTACAAGCGATTGAACCTATAACGTGTGACACAATGGACGAAGACTTTGTAACGATTGAGGGTAATACATTAAATCTTATTGGAGGAAAGGGGTTAAGGAGATTTTCTTTTTCCTCTTTTTTTCCTAGTAAATTATATAGTTTTGTTAGTTTTCTTAATTTCAGAGCACCCAAATATTATATAAAGTTTTTTGAAAAATATAGAGATTTAAAATTACCTGTAAGAATAATCATTATAGATAAATTTAGTGTTACTTTAAATATGTTATGTAGATACAATTTTAGTTATACATTGCGGGATAGAGCAGGAGATGTACCATATACTTTGGATATTACCGAATATATAATACCACCTAACAAAACAACTGCTCCTGTTGAAGCAAATAAACCTAATAACACTAAAACTAATGTTGATAAGAAAACTAAAATAAAGAACAAGGTTAAAGCTAATGCTAATAAAAAACCTAAAAAGTAGGTGTTGATATGTATAAAGTAATAATAAAAGATAAAGATGTAAGTGATATTATAGGTAATTTAACGTGGAGAGATACAGTTGATACTTTAGGAGTTGAGGTTGATTTTGAATTACCTATGAATAGATATGATAAGAAATTTGAGTTTTTGTATGATATTACACTTGGCGACCCGATACAGATTTTAAATGCTAAAGGCGAAGTATTAGTACAAGCTATCATTGTAAGTGAAACACCAAATGGAAAAATAACATCATTCACAGCTTATGATATGGCTTGGTACTTGAATAAATCTACTGTAATTAAACAATTTAAAAAGATGATTGGTAACGATTGTGTTAAATCTCTATGTAAAGAAATTGGGATTGATGTAGAAGTTAGTGGGTTGGATACTAAAATAGATAAAATATATAAAGATAAGACTGTTTCTGATGTAATTTATGATATTATAGAGCAATGCTCTCAATTTAATTCTAAGAAGTTTTTTATTGAATTTGATAAGAACAAGTTAATCGTATCACCTTATAAGAAAATAAAAGTGTTTGGTACATTTGAAATTCAAAAAGATAAATTTATCAATATCAACGAAAACATCGGAGGAGTATCACTAAGTAAATCTATCGTCGATATGAAAAATAGCGTACTTGTAATTACAGAAAATAAAGGTGCTGTAAGAACGATAGGAGAAGAACAAGACTCTAAAAGTATTGAAAAATATGGTAAATTACAGGAAGTAGTAACCTTGGACGAAAAAGAATTCAGTAAAGCTAATCTAGTTGCTAAAAATGAATTGAAAAAACTAAATAAGATAACAGAAGACTTTAGTATTGATGTGCTTGGTAACGATAATGTTAAGAGTGGTAGAGTGATTGATATTGATTTACCACTTTTTAATTTGAAAGGTGAATATTTGATAAAGGAGAGTAATCATACCATATCTAATCACATTCACAAAATAAGTCTTAAATTGGAGGTGTATAGTGATGAGTGATAACAAAAAAAGTTGGGATATTGCTTTAGCAGAGAAGTTTAAAGAGCGTGATAACCCATCTCCAATTGGTGCTGTCTTAGGTAAGATATTGAAGCCTTTACCTGACATTTCCATTGAGTTGTTGAGTGGATATGGTGTTATAGACGCTGATAAAATCTATCTTTCAAATGCAATAACAAATAGATTAGAGATTGAATGTACTATGAAAAACTTTGAAAGTCAAGGCAATAAATCTAGTAATTGTACTATAGATAGTTTGAATACGACAGGTGGAGGAGAGGATAGTGCAGGACATACTAATTTAAGTATATCGGGACACAGTGGTACTTATAAAGGAAGTACAAGTAAAACGGATAATAAAGATAAAGGCAAATTTATATTACAAACAGTTTTTAATTTAAAAGAGGGTATGTATGTATTAGTTATACCCAATGTCGAAGAGGACAAATTTTTTGTAGTTGATGTGTTTAACTACGCTCCAGAGGTGAGTTTAGAATGGCAATATTACCAAAAATAGAGTTTAAAGATTATTCAAAAGATGTAATTAATGAAAGTAAAAACACAAATGGTAAGACATTTTTGATAGATTTTCAAAAGAAAAGAATGTTAAGAAGCAACGGAAAACTAATCAAAACAGATGATGAGAGAGCGGTTAGAATGTGGATAGAAAAGGTTTTACTGAGTGAAAAATTTAAGTGGAATATATATAAAGAAAATGGAAGCAATCAATATGGAATGACATATAAAGCAAATTTATTAGGACAACGTTTTCCAACTCCTGTATTATATTCAGAATTTGAGAGAGAATTGATTGAAACAATGAAGAAGAACAAGCAAATATTGGAAATCAATATCCTAGAAATAAAACTTGAAAAACATACTTTAAAAACTAAATTTGATGTAACATTAAAAGATTTTAAGACATTTGAATGGGAGGGGTACTTATGATAATAAAAAAAGAATGGAAAAAAATATTAAGTGATATGCTCTCTAACGTTCACGATGACTATGATAAAACTGAGGGTGGATTATTTTATGATAACCTTGCTCCTGTCAGCATAGAAATGGAAGAAATAAGAGATGTACTAGATTACATATTTTTAAACTCTTTTGCTGAAACAGCAGAGGACGAATATTTAGATAATATCTGTAAAGAGGTTGGAGTATTTAGAAAACAACCAACTAAAAGTAAAGGTAAGGTTATTATAAAAGGTACACCCAATACTGTAATCCCAGTTGGAACAAAAGTTGCTAGTGATACATACATCTACTTAACAACAGAAGAAAAAACTATTGGAGTTAGTGGAGAAGTTGAAGTAAAGATTGAAAGTGAAAACACTGGTAAAATCTATAATCTACCTAAAAATACAATAGTGAATTTTCCAATTACAATACCTAATCTAAATGAAGTCAATAACCCTGCCGAAACAGTGGACGGATATGATGGAGAAAGTGATAACGAGTTAAGAGAGAGATACTATTTTAAAGTTAGAGAGCCTGTAACATCAGGAAACATCTACCACTATAAGAAGTGGACTATGGAGGTTGAGGGTGTTGGTGGAGTTAAAGTATTTCCACTATGGAATGGTAATGGTACTGTTAAAGTGGTTGTCGTTAATTCAGCTATTGAGGAGGCAGATGAGCCTTTATTACAGAGAGTAAGGGATTACATAGAGCAAGTTCGTCCTATAGGAGCAACTGTTACTGTTAAATCTGCTACACCTAAAGAAATTACAATCACAGGTAAAGCTAGAATTTCTAAAAATGTTGATTTTGATAAGGTAAAAGCTGATTTTGAAAGAGATATAAAAGAATATTTTAAAAAAGTTGGATTTAAACAAAACTATGTCAGCTACGCTCAATTAGGTAATATCCTGCTAAATGTTGAGGGTGTAAATGACTACGATAACTTGAAAATCAACACGGGAGCAATCAATATAGCTTTAGCGGAAGAAGAAATACCGAAATTAAAAGTAATTACGCTTGATAAAGAGGTGGTATAGTTGAAAGTCGAAAGATTAATGCAACATATGCCTAAGTATTATAGAGATATACTTGAGATTGAAGAACTACAAAATGCTATTGATTTACAGTTAGACGAACTAGATATTATGTCTAATGAAGTTTTAAAACAATTCTTTATCTACACAGCTACTTGGAGTTTACCGATATGGGAGCGTATTTTTGGACTAACTGTTGGAGATACAACAAGCAATCTTAAAGAACGTAGAGAAAATATAATATCTAAACTTAGAAGCTATGGTACAACAACTAAAGAAATGATAGCAAGAGTTGCAAAAGCATTTACTAATGGAGAGATAGAAGTTATTGAGGATAATCCTAACTATTCATTCACTATCAAATTTACAAGTATCGTAGGAATACCTGATAATTTAGAAAACTTTAAAAAAGTAGTTGATACTATAAAACCCACACATTTGAATTTTAATGTTGAATTTAGATATAACACTCACAATCAAATAGGATATTTGTATCAAAACTCTCTTAAAATTAAGAAACATACTGAGTTGTTTGATACTAGACTTTACAATGACGCTAATGTGGTGGGTAAATATCATAGATTTGATGAGATTGGAAATTTAAAACATAGTGAATTAAAAACTAAAACATATAATGCTGTTTATGATGAAAGGAGATAGAAATGAGTAAATATACAGAACACTTAGGTTTAGTACAACCTGCTGGAAATGAATACTATGATATAGAACAATTTAATCATAATGCTGAGTTGATAGACAAAGAAGCTAAGAGATTAAGTACAGAATTGACAAAAGTACAAGAGGGTGCAACAAGAGATAAAGCTGGTATAGTACAATTTGGAACTGGTGAGGGTAAGGCTCTTGAGGGTATGATGTTGGCTAGATTGGCTGGTTGTGTAGGTTATGGTGGAGATATACAAGACGAGGGTGTTAAAGACGTCAACTACTTATATTATGATAGAAATACACGTAAAATGTATAAGTGTATAAATCAAAACAATGATACATCTGCTAATGTTGCTAACTTTAAACCTTTGGATAATAACTCCTTATCTGAAAATATGAATAATTTAGCCGTGTTGGTACAAAATAATATATCCAATAAAGGTTTTTTTAGATGTATCATTTATAAATTAAGTAATATTTTAATTATAACTGTATATTCTACTGGAAAAAAAGATATAAATTATTTAGAAACAGACGTTTGTCCAATACAGAATTATACTGTTGACGAGACATCGTCCGCTATAACAGGAAACAAAGGGACAGCAGGACAATTATTTATTCGTAGTAATAAAATAGAAATTAATGGTACTAATCCCTCAGAACCTTTAACACATTCATTTATGGGACAAATTATTACTAAAATAAGATAGGAGGTTATAAATGAAGACTATACAATTTTATAAAAAGGATAAATTAATATTCTCAGTTTACGCAGATGAGTTAGATGATGTATTGGCTAAACCACAAGACTATTTTAGTGGATACAGTTCAGATATGATAATTACAGATGTAAAGTATGAATATCCAATCTATAAAGACGATAGATTGAGAGAAATGACAAAAGAAGAAAAAGTAAGAAACAATATACCAGTACAATTAGTGGACGGAGAGTTTATAAAAGATAAGAAACTAATAGTAGTACCAAAACCAGCTGGAAATGAAAAATATATGTATTGGGATAAAGACAAGTGGTTAATAGATAATCAAAAGGAATTCGATGATTATTGTATTTTAATAGATGAATTGAAAGCTAAATCACTTGCTTATGGTTTTGATTATAAAGTTAAAGATAAAGACCATAGACAAAAATGTAGAGATACAGACATTGCTAAAATGGTATCTGTAATTGTATCTTTACAACTTGCTAAAGAAATGAAAGTTGATAAAAAAGTTACTTGGTATTTTGAAGATAATGTGGGAATGGAAGCTGGATTACAAGAGTTAGGAACACTTATGTTATATGGGACTACATTTGTGCAAAGTGTATATGATACTGAAAATTATTTCAAAACAAAAGTTAATCCAAAAGAGGTTACAAGTGCTGAGTTTGAGAGCAAAAGAAAAGAAATACATTTAAAACTTGTTACAAGCTGATTTATTTTCTTAGGGTAGTTATTATATGGCTACCCCTTTTAAAACGTCTTAAAACACGTCTGAGAGCGTCGTCTTTTCTTAATATTATATAATCAAATAATTAAAGAATATAAATATATAATAATCTTTTATATCGAATATAAGACACAATTATAAGACTTTTATTTTAAAGATATAATTATAATATATCATAAAATGACTGTTTATTTAATATTAAATATAAAATATGTATAATAAAAATGTTCTGTAATAGATTAAAATATACTTTTTATAATTATTATATTTAGCTTATCAAATATTTAGGAGGTGTAAATGAAAAAAATCGCATTAATAATAGGACATAACAAGAGAAGCAAGGGAGCATTTTCGATGATAGTTGGAGATGAGTTTGGTTATTGGAAAAATATAGCTTATAAGATTAAATCAACTATTCCTGAAATGATAGATGTATATGAGAGAGAGCCTAACCAAAATTATGTTAGAGAAATGAATAAAGTATTAGTTGAATTAAACAAGCATAATTATGAATATTGTTTAGAATTACACTTTAATAGTGCTTTAGACAGTAAAGCTAATGGTTGTGAGTGTTTAATTTATAAAGGAAATGAAAAAGCTAAAAAGCTATCAACTAATTTTATGGCTAGGTTGCAAAATGTATTTAACAGTAAAGTAAGAGGTGTTATAGAAATAGGTGATAGCAAGATAAGAGGTGGATATGGTATTTGCAATTCAAAAGACACTTATGTTCTACTTGAGCCATTTTTTGGAAGTAATGTAGATGAGTCTTTAAAGTTTTCTGTTGTTAAAGATGTAGTTGAATTATTTGTTAATTTTATAGTAGATACAATTAAGGAGGTTTAAGTATGGAAAAAGAATTATTATGGAACGTGTTAGGTTATGTAGTATCATTAGTTGTTTATTTAGTTTTAAAGTGGAGATATGAGGGTAGAGAAGCTGTAAACAGAGAAGCTATCGAGCAAGAAATATCTATACAAGGAAAAGGATTAGGAAATTTGAAGAAAAAAGCAGTACAAGAGTTTATATCTAAATTGCCAAAACATCTAAGAATTTTTATCAATGAAAATACAATAGACGCTGTTGTTGCAGAATTACAACCACTATTCAAAAAGTTAAAAGATGGAAAAGAGTAAATTAAACCTAAGGCTTTTATCTGATGGCAAAGCAATACTAACTGACGATTACATTTATGAGGTTAATGGTTATCCGATAAAAGTCTTTAAAGGTTTTATAACAGATGGAGCGTCTATTCCAAAAGTTTTACAGTGTATTTATAATCCCTATGGAAAATGGATAAAAGGTGCTATTATTCACGATTATCTATATTCCAAGTATAATACTACAGGGATTAATAGGAAATTAGCTGATAAGATATTCAAATTTATAATGTTAGAAACAGGAGTAAATAAAAATACAGCTAATAAATTCTATAAGGCTGTAAAATTGTTTGGAGAAATGAGTTGGCAAGAAAAGATATACAATGAGGGGTATAAAGACAAAGCTATTATTGATAGAACAAAAGAGGCTAAAGAGTATTATATGCACTGGAATAAGATTTTAAATTTATGAGGTGGTGTGTATGATTGCTTTAACGCAAGAACATTTAGGATTTATAGGGAGTATTGTTGGATTGATTGGAGTTATAGTTGGAGTAATGTCAGCTATAGATAGAAAGTTTGAAAAAAACAATACAAGACTTGAGATTATGATTGACAAAAAGCTAGACAAAATAGTCTATGAAGAACATAGGAAGTCTTTTGAAGCGTGGACTAATGAAAAAGATAAGATACTAGAAAATAAGATAAACAAAATGGAAAATGATTTCAAAAGTGATTTACAAGAGATAAAAGCAACGCTAAAAGAGATAAATAGCCACATTTTAGGTTGTGGAAAAAGAACAGATGATAAATAAATAACTAAATGGGTGGGTTTATACCTGCCCTCTTTTTTTACTATTTCTAAACAACAATAAATATGCTATAATATAAAATATACTGAATATAAAGGAGTGTTTAATTGTGAAACCATTATAAAGTGGTTAACTTATATTTTTTCATCTGCTGGTGCTGTTTTTTTACTGGATACTATAAAATTAAAGATTGAAGAATCTAATATTGATTGTTTAAAAAAATATGAAAGTATGGTGATGAATATGATGATATTATTAGTTTTTATATTTGTAATAGTTACAATACCAAATACATTCCAAGGAGCAAATTCAACGTTCCTTTATATTCAGTATAGGTAGCAGAAATGTAGCAGAAATTATTGATATATTTCAACTATATTCTATAATAGAGTGTCTTAATCGTCTTATCCCGCCTCAGGCACCATATTAATTAGTAAGTTTTCATAAACTTTAAAAGGTACATAAAATCGCTAATTTCTACTTATAAAATTTCAATAACTTTTCATAAAATAGTATAAATTTAAAAATTGTAGCAGAAATGTAGCAGAAAAAAATTAAACAGAGGCTGATGTTAAACCCCTGTTTTTTTAATTTATAAATTATTTAATTTATCTATAATTTCCATTTTCTTATCCTGCATAACGTGAGTATAAATATTCATAGTAGTATCCATATCACTATGTCCCATTAAAGACTGTACTGTTTTTATAGGTATATCTAATTCAAATAACCTTGTAGCATAACTGTGACGTATACTGTGAAAACTCCTATGCTCTAAATTTAATTTTTTACATAAAGCAGTCATTCTACGTTGTGGACGTTTTCTTTCAATTGGTTTACCATCATCATTAAAAATTAAATCACAAGTTTTTGGTAAACCATCTAGCAACTCTAATGCTTTATCAGGTATGGGTATTTCTCTTTTACTATTCTTAGTTTTTAAATCTTTAAACTCATATGTTAATTTACTAACACCAACATCTTTAATTCTAACTGTTCTATTGTATTGCCTTTCAACACTTAACATTTTACCCTTAACATCAGTCCATTTTAAAGCTAAAACCTCACCTAATCTTAAACCCGTGAAAAAAGTAAAGTAAATCAAGCAATCAACTATATCTTTTTTATTTAAAGTATTTAAAATTAAATCCTGCTCCTGCTTAGAGAAGACATTGTAATTTTCTTTTTTATCTTTTTTTTGTAATGTAACACCCAAACAAGGATTTTTAGTTATAATACCTTGTATAATAGCAAATTTAAAACAACTATGTATTTGTATATATGCTTTTTTGATTGTATTTGTTGAGAATTTTTCTTGTAATTCATTAAAATACATTTGTAAATCATTTAATGTTATTTGATTGACTCTTTTATTGCTTATATTGTAAGGCAGTATCCTTAACCTATAGGCGGTTTCATATTCGCAAAATGTATTGTCACTAACCTCTACCTTTTTATGATTAAATATCCATTGTTTAAATAAATCACCAAAACTTATATTTGAATTTGATAAGAGATTATTTTTAGCCTCATATTTAATTTTATTCATTTTCTCCAATACAACTGATTTTTTATACTTTTCACAAATTCCAATCATTTTTGAATAATAATC